GTTCGTTTCTGATTCACGTCAGGTTCACGCGTCTTGCTCGCTGGTGGTCGTCGTTCTTTCCTGTTTTCTGCATGCCTGTGCGAGATGGGGGTGTTAGCTTCGACCCGAGGGTTGGAGCGGAGCGAAATGTGGAGTCACCTGCAGAGCCTTCTCAGAGTTGCGGGGAGGTTGATCAGGACGCTGAGATGGACCGAAGCGCGGTTGGCGTGCGGGTTCTTTCCCGAGTACGCGCTGGCCGTGCATCAAGTTGCATTCAACGACCTAATTTCCCTCTTCCGATTCTTCTTTGTGAGCGCTGCAATGTTACTTCTGCCCGGGTGGAGGATTTCCATAATGTTCCACGTTTGGGGGACTTGGAGGTTGTTGGCTTTACTGGTATCAGCACTGACGATGGTGAGTTCTTCCTTGAGCTCATCAGCATTAGGATTGGTTCAACAGTGTACAGCCTCTCTACCAGGGATTTGTGCAATGATTATGGCTCTGGGGTCACGGAGCAAGTCCGCCTTGACCGGAGGTCGGCCAATGGCATTTATGTCGGCGTCCAACCACAGTACGGGGAGAGGACGTTACCTACCGGTTCGGAGCATCCTATGGACTGGTTTTTTGGTTAGTGGAGTGTCAGCATCTGAGGCTGAGGGCTTGGGTTTCGACAAGACTGTCATGGTCAAATCGGTCCCATGGCACTTTTGGGCCTTAGCTATTGTCTGGCCATTCGCTGTCCACGGGATCAGAGTTCTTGTACAGCGTGTTATGCGCGTTGTTTCTCGCACCATTCGTCGCTTCATCGGTCGGGTTTTAGTTCGCGTGGCCACAGAGTGTGTTGTCACCGATGTCAGGCAGCGCTTTCATCCTACCCGCGTTGCTGGGAAGGTAATGGTGAGCGTTTTTGGTGACCGTGGCGGTTGGCTCGGTGTTGTTGTCAGGTGGGTCCAAAGGTGGATCGTGTGGATAGTGTGTCTTTGCATCGCACCCATTGGCATGGGAATGGTGATTGCACGCGTCCTTCGCGTTAAGTCTGAGGTCCTCCAATCTGAAACATCCGTAACCGTCAAGAAGTCCGTCAAGGTCGTGCGCGTTGGGCTCTGGGTGTGGGGCGGCGCTTCTGCTGCTCTTGTTGAGTTCATTTTATGGGACTCCAAGGATAGCGCTGAAGTCGTTGATGGCACCCGGGTTGGCGCGTTCGTTAAACACGTTTATTCAGTTTTGTCTGCTACTGGGTGTGTTGCGAAACTAACGGCAGAGGAGATGGACACCTTATCCAATTCCTGCGTGGAGTATATTGTGAAGTGGGCAAAAGCCAACAAATGGGTGACCAGGCTTAGCTTCTTTGCGATTACTTTTGCGCTAATTGTCGACAACATTGTTGCGTATTATGCACCCACCGAGGAGGGGATGGCCGAGACTGGCGAGATAGAAGAAGAATCAGAGGTTTCCTCTGGTGTTGGCGCTATGGCCATGTTTTGGTTGTTCTGGAAGCTGGCGGAACGGAATAAGCGAGCCTTGGGACTGGTGGCCCTGCTTGGAGCCGCCAACACCCTAGCAAACGTCGGCATAGCCAACTGGTTCATGAAACAGTGGCTTAGGTTTTGTGGAAAGGTGGAAAAGTTTGGAAACGATGGTGAACTCCGAGACAACGGTTTCGATGTTTTGGAAATAGTTCCTATTGCTTTCATACCGGATGAGCTTAGTGATAAGCTTTGGTCTACCAAATACACAGGCTTGTCAAAAGCTGTTGCGAAGGATCAGGGGTTGAGCGGCGTCAATCACTGCTGGTACAATTTGCCAGGGGTTGTCCTCTGGTGGATGTGCGAGAGTAGTGACGTGATGGGGTGCGACCTTTGGGGTGGCACTTTGTATTACGTCAACACTGGTGACGTCGGCAAGAGCTCGCAGCGGAATTTGTTTTTCGCTGTGGCTATTGCCGCGTGGTTGTGTTGTACTGTTTGGAATACATTGTGGTCACCACTGAAGAGGTGGTTTCAAGCGGGCAAAGGCGAGAACTTGCGTGAGATATTGGCCATTGAACCTGAGGGGATCAAAACCCGTGGGGGAGCTGGCAAGGGCAAGAACAAAGCACGAGCAGGGCGTGCGGCCTATTCCAAGGCCGCATTTCGTGGCAAGGATTTGCCCAAAAAACTCACTGACAAGTATTTCGTCTATGGTGGCGAGGAGGACGGTTTGGAACTCTACGCCAAGGACGCGTCGCAGGCTGTTTTCGAATATGATGAATTTGGTAGGCGCACACAACTTGCCAATTTTGTCTTTACTGGAGACAGCTCGCGGCCTGGTTTCGAAATTGTGGATGCGTACGGTGATGATGTTGATGACAGTTATTTCAATGAGCCTGAATACTTCAACGAAGGAGATTCCACCCCTGCAGAGGAGGAAAAGGCTCATGAGGTTGTTGACGATGAGGGTGACAGTGTTTCCCTAACGCCGGCGGTCGACACGTCTACCACGCCTGCTCAGGCGGCCCCACTAGTTGAGGAAGTGTTGAGCAAATCTGCAAAGAAGAAAGCGTCCAAGAAGGCTGCGAAACAAGTGCTTGTTACGAAGGCTTTGCAAGAAGTCACGGACAAGCAGGAGCGTGTAGTAGCTGACATTGGCGGGAGTGTCATACCAGAGGCTGCCATGGCAGCTGCTGTCGTGCGTGTCACTGAGCTGGCAGCATTTAAGCCACTTAGGTGTGGTGACCGAAAGGTTGAGTGCTGTTTGTTCCAGGGGAAGGTCATTTTTCCCGCGCACGTTATGGCCAATTCCAGCAAGCCTGTGATTATCGGCGAGCAGAACAAGTTTGTTACTATCCCCAGGGACAAGATAACGTCACTGTCGGACAAGCTAGACGAAAAGATAGCTTACACTGGTGAGCTTGTCAAGTACGATTTAGCTGGTTTTGACAGGGATGTTGCTGTGCGTGCTGGTTTGGATCATCAGAACTTGCTTGGCGGTTGGAAGAGCTTTTCGGCTCAACTGGCACCGGTGGGTTACAAGTCCCCAGCAACGGGCAACCTGGTTGGAGAAAAGGAAGTTGGAGCTTGCCCTGGCATCGAGGTTTCAGAAGCTTTCATTACTCACCGGGCTTACACAACGGTTGGTGATTGTGGCAGACTCATTGTCGTCGGCAAGGAGGACCACAACATTTTTGTTATAGGGATGCACACGGGGACGGACAGAGTTCGTAACTATGCCTCGAACCTTATGTACGCATTTCCTGAGCTCGTGAAGAGGATGGGGTTTACAGTGGAGAAGGCCAAAGCGGCTGTCGAATTCAAGCCTAGGGTTGCCAGTGCACAAGCCGAGCCTAAAGTTGTTGAGACTGAAGGCGCGGTTGAAAGCAAGGGTGGCTCTTCTTCTGCGGGCATTATTCTTGGTGCATCCTGTATTCCTGTGACCAAAGCCGAGTACGATTCTCTTTCTGAACCCGAAAAGAAGGCGCTTAGTTTTGTGGTCCTGCCACAGAAACAAGTGAACAAATTTCGAGGGGCTCCGTCGTCGTACAATCGACCCGACTACGGCGGAGCTGATCTTGAGGGTTGCGGGTTTGGCTGTTGAGCCACCAACGACAGACATACCACCAAATGTGGGGCTGTTGCCTGTTGCTTCAGTCCAAGGTGGTTCGTTTGTCAGGAACAGGTGTGTCGAGGATGTGTTGTTTGTTTCGTGGTGTGGGCGCAATGGGTATAAGGGCATGCTCCATTCTGTAGAGTTTGCGGTCGGGGACACCTCCAACCGTGACTCGTTATGGGCCGAGGTTGAGCTTTACAACCAACCTACTTTTGTGCCCAGTGGAGTTGTAAATATGCACGCCCAAACTGCGCTTGCACTTGTGACTACCCGCATTGCGAATGCTTACCTCTGTGATGGCGTTCAGTTGGGGTTGTTGACTCCTTTGGAGGCCGCTGAGATGATGAACCAAAACACTTCACCAGGTTTTCCCTGGAAGCTCAAGCACCAAAAGAAGCAGGCGTTATTGGATGATCCCAACACCGCACCCCTCCTTTGGGAGAGGGTGGCATGGGTTTGGGAGAATCTTAAGAAGCCTGCGACTCAGTTTCGTCATGTTTGGTTCTCCTTCTTGAAGGAAGAGCTTAGGCCATTGAAGAAACTGCGGTGTGTACCCCCGCGTATTAGGAGCATTTGTGGGGCACCTTTTGACCTTAGCATTGTGGGAAACCAGATTTGCGGGGACTTTAACAAGGTGTTTTACACGTGCGCTGAAAAGCCTGGGTTTGGGTCTTGTGTTGGGGTTACACCATTTCACGGTGGGTGGGACCGGTTGTGGACTGTCATGTTTGACAACCCAGCCTGGCCTCGCTCAAATGGCGCCTCGGTTGACGCCGAGAAATGGGACCGGAAGTTTTGCCCGTTACTATTCCGTTTCGTTCAGCTCTTGCGGATAGGAGTGTGTGATTTGGTCGGAACAAGTGAGTTGGCGGCCGCTAGTCGGTTGCTACCAAACTTGTACACGGACGTCATAAATTCCTTGATTGCCGTGCCTTGTGGATCGAGTACCAACTTTGTTGCGAAAGAGACGGGCATGCCTAGTGGCTGGGTTGGAACGACACCCGACAATACCTTGGGTCATATCATAGTGATCACAAGTTGGCTTGTCTCCATTGGGTTGAAGGGTGAAATAGGTAGGCGGGTGGAATTTAAACTGTATGGCGACGACAACCTCATTGCTTGGTCCGACGAAGTTGACCACCTCATAACTGCAGAAGGTCTTCGTGATTGGTATGCAGCTTGGGGGTTCAAGTTACACGACGTTGTGATCAAAAGGGGTGCCGAGCGGCAAAGTCTCGTTTTTCTCGGAGGTAGCTTCGGTATATGTCCCAGGTCCGGAACCCGTGTATATGTCCCATCTGAGCCACAGAAAGGTTTTGATTCAATGCGTTTTAAGTTCAAATCGAGGGATTCGTCTTTTGAGAGGGCTTGCGCAATCAGGTGTTTGCATTTCTACAACGATGATATCTATCGCGTTGCCACTGGTTATGCTAGGCATTTGTTAGTTGAGGGATTGGTGAGTAGGCAGCTGGCTCCTAACTTTCTGAGTGAGGCAGCTATCCTGCACATCCACACTGGCACAGAGAGTGGGTATTTAGAGAGTGACGGCTCTTTAAATTCATCCATACCCCTTGACTTTGAACAGAATCTACTGAACGTTTGGAAGACATACCGTTTCTCTGAGACGGATTTGGCTGACGCTGAATTCTTGTGCTAATTGGGAGGTTTTCTTTTTTTATCCAACCAAGAGGTACAGCGGGCGAAGCTGGCTGAGCGAAAGCGACCGTCATTGACCATCGACCCTTCTGCGGATCGTGCTGGTGAGTGTGCGGTTGAAATAGTTTCTCCAGCTGGTAAGTTCGGATTTTGGTGTGTGTGTTGGTCGAGGCGACAACATGGCAAAGAAAAACGCACAAAGGAAGTTGCAGAAGATCCAGACAACGGGCGTCGTGCCGCAGGGTACGTCGAAAACAACTGTGGGTAACCAGGG